GCAGTTTGTGAGTAGTCGTCAGTTTTTACATCTTGTAGGACTTGTAGTACTGATCCTTTAGCACCTGCCGCTAAAGTATCTCGATCAACACATCCGTCTGGTAAACCGCCTACAGAGAGACCTGTGACGGTACCAGTTCCATTAATTGTTATTGGCATAATTTATACGATTGTCCAGGTTTCTCCAGTACCTACAGTTACCGTGACACCATTATTAATAGTGATTGGTCCTGCAGACATGGCGTTAAAGTTATTTGTAATGGTATAATCTTGGGTTACAGTTGTTCCATTTTCATAGAAAATTTGATCTGTACCACCACCGGATGCTCCACCTGCTGTTCCCCATTCTAGATTAGTAGGTGTTGATGCGTTTGCAACAAGAGCTTTACCTGCTGTTGGAGCTGCAGCTGGAAGAGATAGAGTATATGAACTCTCTGATCCTTTATCAGTTGCACCTTTTAAACCAACATAAGCTGATCCATTTGAATCCGCCTCCATGAGACGTAATTCTTTATCGTTATCAAGATTGATATGACCTGTGGCTGTACCACCTGCATTGAAGTTAGTATCAACAGCTACTGCCCATTCCATACCATTGCTGGTATATTTAAGGTATTTATCTGTACCACTAGGAGCATTATATATATCTAATTTAACTTCAGCTATGGAATCATCTGCTATCTTACTACCTGCAATATCTGCAGAAGCATTGATATCTGCATTCATTATAGCACCATCTACAATCTTAGCAGATGTAACAGTGTTATCTCCTGGTGTAGGAATACTTACAGCAGAACCAACTTGAATAACAAATACTTCAGCACCAGTAGGCAGGTTAGATCCAAATATAATAGTATTGGAATCTACCATAGCAAAACCTTCACTAGGAGCGCTTGTCCCAGCATTTGGTTTCTGTACTACTCCATTAACACTAACGATTAATTGAGCTGCTGTTGTTACACTAGCACCTGTACCTGAATTACTTGTTTCTCTTAAATCATATGTAGCAATACTACCATTTATTGTTGGAGCACCAGAACCACCATTTGGACATAAGAATAAGAACTTAAACTCACCAGTTGATGTTACTTCACCCCATGCATTATTGGCTGCATTCCTGACATACATTTTGTCATTATTAGTATCATAGTATAAGTCACCCGCATCATTATTAGATCCTGGGGCAGAACTTGCTACACGATATCTTTCATTAAAGTCATTGATGTCATCAGATAACTGTTTAACATCAGATTCCTTTGCTAATAATTTATGATAATTATATGTATTACTTGATCCTGTAGAACTAACTTGTAAACCTACTCCAGCTACTAGAGTTTCACTATATAGAGTAGAAGGGAAATTATTAATTGTTACATTATCAGATCCATTGCCAGCTGTTCTAGCAGTAGTCGATACACCACTACCATTAACTACAATCCCACCAGCATCTGCAATACTGATTACAACACCAGAATTAGGTTGAGATGTAGGGAAATTATCTTCATCTGCTATTACTTCGAAACCACCAATAGGGGCGAGTTGTGCTGCTACATAATCTACAACAGCTCCTGATGTAGGAATATGAGAATCACTGTCTGATATAGTTGTCTGTTCACAACCTATCATACCAATTTCTACAGCATCATTTGCTATAGTTACTGCACCAGTATTAGCAATAGTTACATCACCTGAAACTGCTACAGCTGTAGGTACAGTTGATCCACTACCAACAAGAATTTGTCCATCAGGTATAGCTGCTAACTTACTATGAGCAATAGCTGCAGCTGCATTAAGATCTGCATTAACAACCTCACCATCTAATATTTTAGCTGATGTAACTGAGTTATCTGCTAAAGCATTTGTATCTACAGAACCAGGTGCATAGTGTTCAGCATCTATTGAATCAGCTACATAATGTTCTGAATTAATTGAATCATCAGCAATCTTATCTCCATTTACTGCATCACCTGCAATCATACCTGTTGCTACAGTACCTGTATCACCAGTTGTTACTACTGTTCCTGTAGTATTTGGAAGAGTAATAGTTTTATCTGAACCTGACGGATCAGCAACTGTTAGTATAGTTTCATAAGCATCGTCTGTTGCACCTTCAAATATAATATGCGTATCTTCACCCATTGTCAGGTGACCAGTCATTGTACCACCAGTAGATGATAACTTATCAGCGTCATATTCCAGAGCCTTCCTTAGAAGTTGAGTCTGGTTATTATTTAAATCTGCTGATGTAATTGATGCACCTGGGGTATAGGTAGCTCTAGGTGTTGGAGCTCCTAAATCTGTATTTGGTCTTATTATAATAGTACCACTAGACAAATCAGCACCACCAATATGTATGGTTTTAGCTGTTGTATCTACGGTATATTCTCTAGGTGAGGCGGATTCATTTATGGTAGAAGAGGTAAATGTCAGATTTGTTGCATCTAACGATACTACTACCTCACTACCTTTGAATACATCAAAACTCCCTGAGTAGCTAAATGTATTCGCAACTCCCGTATTTTGGGAATGTGTTTTTGTTACTTTTGTATGTGCCATTTAGTTCTGAGGGAATCTTTCTACTTGTTTATTAGGAAAACTAAGATCTAAAATCTCTTTCCTATTATTTCTTGTTTTAGCATCCTTACCATCTTTCTCAGCTTTTAATTGCTGTACTCTAGAATACCCTGGATGACTAGGATCATTTATCTTAGCCCAAGCTTTAGATCTAGCTTGGTTCATGACATTATCTATAAGAGTATTATGAGGATATGTATTAGGATCTACATCCCAATTAGCTGGATTTGATCCATCAGCCCTCATATCTTTCATAGATTTTTTAACATCATCTCTAGTTGATAAATGATTTAAAGCTTCTTCTACATTTTTAAACTTTTTAAATCCAATCGTAATTGGAACAGTTCCTATAGCTTTCTGGAAATGTGCTCGCACATGATTATCTTTAACAAAAGAATAACCACCATAAGCATAGGTTGTAGATTTTAGATCATAATTACTATCTAATAGAAGTCTTCTACCAGGTGTATCGTTTCTAATATCTAAAGAAACTGGAGATATAGCATTAAATGATCTACCAATAATATTCCAATTCTTAATAGGTTTACCATTTAATAAATCACTCTTCTCTGGTAAAGGTTCTTGACCAGTTAAACCTGCTAAACCTTCAGTAGCTTGGTTTCTATTTCTAATAGAATCCCATGTACTAGAATTCAATTCTTTCATATGAGGGTTAATCCATTTACCGAATTCATTCCTCATACCTGCTAAAGGTACACTATTATTTAGTATATTAGCAGCAGCTTTATCAAAAGCACCAGGTTTCATCTGTGCAATTTGCATCAGTTGATCTAAACCAGACATATAAGTCTTACCTGTAAGTCCACGACCTACTACATATGCAACAGCTTGTAAACGTTTCTCAGCCCACTCACTGCCCATTAATTCTATATTATCTCCAATATCAGCAATAGTAGAGAATATAATATTATAAGGTTCTAAGGTAGTATAATCGAAACCTACATCACCAATATATACATGGTTAGGTTTCCAACCAGCATTAAGCCAGTTCTGTTTAAGTTGTCTATCAGCAGGACCGTTACCAGTTAACTGTCCAGCCATATACATTCCACCAAAAGTACTTACAACACCAGCACCTACTGCTTGTCTACCTGCAAATAAGTTCCTAGCATTAGCTAAATCAGCTGCATTTTTAATACCATATTCAGCTAATTCAGTAAAGTCATCTCCTGTATGCCTAAGTATAGCTATAGATTCCTTATGTAAAGCACCTAATAATGGGGTATTTTTAAATGTAAAATTCAACCCATTAACACCTGTTCTAGCAAATAAATAGAAAGGTTTAACTGCTGGAATTGAATTAAATACATCATCTAATTTAGCTGCAGCACCTTTTAATTCACTAGTTAAAGTTACTTCTTTAAACTGTTTATCTAAGAAAGAATCTCCTGAGAAATCTAAAACTCCATCTCCATCTAAGAAATCTTTATAATGAAGATCTTCTGCTTTTTGTAATAATTCAGGTGTGATCTTTGTAAAGTCATCTCCTGTTTCTGCTAAAACAGTACGCATAGCTTTCTCTTTAGACCTAGATCTAGCCATTAACCATCTAAAGGTATCATCAGTAGCAGCTAATGCACGAGGAGACCAACTATATAATTTATTATTAGTAAGATTTCTAGTTGTATTATTTATAAAAAATGCAGCCTTCTCTCCATCAGTACCACGTTGTTCAACCCAAGCAGCTTTTGCATTCCACATATCATCATCAGGTGAAGCTGCAGTATATCTTGTTTTAATATCTGCTATATCTGCTTTAAATTTAGCATTCCATTCTTTACGGAATACTTGCATAGCTTCTGGTATAAGCTCTAATTGACCTTTTAATTTAGCTACTGAAGCTTTTCTGGCTACCATATCACCTGTAAAAGGTTGTCTAATCATAGCTCCTAAAGCTTCATTCATAGTATTTAGATAGGAATTAATAGTAGTACCCATCATAGCTCTAAGTGGTGTTTTAGGTCCACTAAGAATACTTTGAATCATAGTTTTTTGTAAACCACGTACTAAATCTCCAGTTTTCACTTCACCATTAAACTTACCACCTACAACTGCTTGATGCATCCAAGCATCGAAATCTTTCCAACCATGGATATCACTACCAGCTACTTTAAATACATCAATAACAGCACCAGCTAACTCCTCATCACCTTGATCCATGAGCATTCTTGTCATTACATTGACATTATCTCTAGTTTCTTGTAATAGTTTTTTAGAAGCTAAGTCTGTTTGCCTGTTAATTTCTTTAACTCTATCAGCAGTTAATATACCATTATTTTCTGCCATATCTTTAGCAGCTAATTTCCAAGTATGTTGACTCTTTTTGATTTGATGTAAACTAGCTGTTAGATTATCTGCAACTCTTCTCATAGGACCATCTGTAGCAAATATATCTGTTTTACCTATCATGGCATCAGTTGCATTTGCTTGATCTCTAAGTTGTATTAATAGAGATTTATTGACCGCATCTTGTACTTCAATATGTTGGAAAGCCCATTTTTCTAAATCTGATGCTTTTGTATAATCCCCTACTTTTAGTTTTTGATCATATAGATTACCTAAAAATCTACGAGGTCTTAATCTACTTGCATCTCTACCTAGTATTTCTCTAACACCTTCTATAGAACTTGGAGATACTACACTTCTTCTAGCTTTACCAGGATCTGTTGCTTGTATCTGTTTTACAAAGTCTGGGTCATCAACTAACTCTTTAGCTAAACTATCAAACTTTTGTCCAGGTATACCAGCTTTACCAGCTTTAGCCATATCAGTTTGAGAAAATAAGGAGTTAGTACTACCTGTTTTTCCTACACCAATAGTATGTCTTATCTCATCTAAGTCATTTATAACTTGTCTTATACCATCTCTAGCTTTACTATAGCCTTGTCCAAGCATAGAAGAACCATTCTTATATGCTCCATAAGCTGATTTCATTATATCTGAACCTGTAGCATCAGAAAATGCATTAGAAAAACCATCAGCAGCTTTATTTAATTGCTCTGAAGCAGCTGCAGATACATCACTTATTTGTGCTTGTGTTTTTTTAAAGAATGCTTCTTGATTAAGTAATTCAGAATCAATTTTTGTAGACCAACTTCTAGTACTTACAGCTAGTTGATCTAAATTCTTTTGAGCATATCTAGTAACTTTACCAGGCACACTAGGTAATGTTCCTAATAAATTACCACCTTGATTATATATAGCTTTACCAAAACCTCCAAGAGTAGCCATACCCATCACACCATAAGCCATTTCTGTTGCCATAAAATCGGCTTGCTTAAAGAGTGGTGAGTTCATACCTTTAGCAATTTGAGGAGCAAAGATAGCACCTTCAGGATATTCATCAAATACCTTTTTAAAGAAACCATCCTCATACATCATACCTCTACCTTCTTCTTCAAGATTAGTAAAAGCTGCAAAAGGAAGTGTATCTAAGGCTACTGTCTTTCCAGCGCTTTTAATTAAGTTAATACCTTGAACTGCTTTCTGCCTACCTAACCATCCAGATGCTGGTCTGATTGTTTGTATACCAATCTGTTTAGTTGTAAGATTAGATGCAAATACTGCTTTACCACCAGTAAGTGATGGTTTTAAGAATTGACCTGCTTTAATAAGTGCGGGTACTTGTGTACCTTGCATAGCTACACCAGCTTTACCTGCTAGACCTCCACTAAGTAAACTAGGGATAGCCCAATAACCAGCTTCATAGGTTATAGTATCCATTGCAGATCTTCTTAGATTATGGTTTACCATATACTCTAATGAATTTTCATTAGTAGTTTTTAAAACCCTTTCATCTAAATCTGAATCTTCAAAGAAACTTTTACCATTTATAACATTCTCAAATCTACCAGCAATCTCTAAACCAGTAGCAGTCATATCATATAGACCACCAGCTGTACTTTGTCTTACACCTTCACCAACATTTCTATCATCAGTTTTTTCAGCTTTTAAAGCATGTGCTCTTCTAAGATTGATATAACGAGACATGTTTTGTCCTGCCCCGTTTTGCTGCCATAAAGCTTGTAGACGAGCTTGGGCGTCAGGATTTCTAAATCCTTCTAACCATTCCTCTGTAGCTATAGCATCCTCTTCTGGAGTCATTCCGGCACCACCATTTAGATTGGTAGTATCGTTTGCATCAGCATATGTATACTGACCATCTCCATTATGATCATATCTTTCTAATAGTGCAGGATTATCACGAATCATCATAAAAGCTTGTAGTTGCTTTTGTAGATTATTTCCGTCTTCCCATAACTCTCTTACCTCATCTTCTTCAGGAATATAAGATTTTTTTAAAGCTAATTTTCTCTTCAGTGGTTCTGGTATTTCACCATAAGCTTCAAATAATTGTTCATCTGAGATCTCACCAGTTTCAGGATCTGGAGTAAAATTAAATTTACTAGACTCTTCAACTAATGACTCAGGTTCTTTAGGTTTTTGAGGGGTAGCTTCTTTTGTTTCTACAGGTGTTGTAGGTTGTGCAGCTGTAGGTTGTTCAGGTGTAGCTTGTTGTTGTGCTTGTTCTTCAGCAGCCTTTTCAGCGGGTGTTCTAAAATCTTCTTGAGGATATGCATTTTCAATTTCCTCAATATGATCTTCATAACCTTCTACTTCAAATGTAGTATCAGTTACGTTTAAATCATCAGGTTGTAAATTTAGTATATCCATTAATTAAATACCCAAGGTGCTAAGTTTTCATTAGTATCCCAAACAGTAGTTGGCCTATCAAACATCTGCCCTTCTTTTAAGATATTAACAATATATTTATAAGTTTCTGCAGAAGGATATTTACCTGCTCTTTCAGCTTGTTTAGCAAGAGGTAGTAGACCGTTTGGATCTTCTATCCGCTTACCATCCTTATCTCTACCTTCAAATAAATCTTGTTCAGGAGGACGTTCGTTTGGCCATAAACCTTCATGACCTATAGCTTTAAGTTGTTTATCAAGTAAACCCATCCAGTTTCCATCTCTACCACGAGCTAAACCTTCATAGTATTGTTTAGCACCTTTATCCATATAAAGACCTCTATCAGGTCCATACTTTTCTAGATTGCTAACAATAGAATCTAATTGTCGTTTACCGTAGTCTCCACCTATTGTACCATTTAAAATGATATTAGAATCATCTCTTATTTCTCTTTTACCACTAGCAATCCTAGCTACACGGCGATCACCTGGTTTAATATCATTTTCTATAGATTGACCTGTTCTAATATATTTATTATTATGTTCGTTCTGTTTGATTTCAGTAAGCACACCTTCAAAATCACTAAGAGGTTCACCAGTTTCAGGATCTTTAATTTGACCTGGAGTAGCATTTAAAGCCCAATGACTAGCAAGAGAGGGTTTATAACCCATAGCAATTAATTCATTATATTTTTTATTATAATCTATTTTAGCATTAGACATTGCTTCTATATAAGCAGGGCTTTTTTCATTACCTTTAATACCCATAGCTTCCCATACGGTATCTAAATGTGCTTTAATTTTCTTTTCAGAATCAAAAGCTTTAAGATCTGCAGCTTCCCATTTTTCAACTTTTTCCCAATATTCAGCAGCTGCTAATGGGTGTACGGATTGTAACTGTTCACGAGTCAGACGTCCTTGTTGACTAGCTGCTAAAGCTTCTAGATATTGTTTACCAACACGTTCATCTAACATAGTATTAGTTTCATATCTTTTCAATTCTTCTGGTATACCAACACCAGCTAATTGAGCTTTAGCTTTCCATTGATTAACTTCAGCTGTACTTAAAACCTTACCATTTCTAGCAGATTCTTTAGCCGCTTCAATGAAATCAGATTCAAGTTTTTTACCATCAGCTTTTTGGAATTTTAATTCTTCATCAACTTGTTTAACATAACCCTGTTTAATATCAGTTTTTAATGAAGCAAATCTACCTGGCCATTGTTGAGCAAAAGTTGTACCTGGTTTAGCACCTATTTTCTGTGCTAAAGATTTTGGTATTTCTAATGCACCCATTTTATCTGCATACCCAGGATCTTGTACAGCAACACCTTCAGATGTAAGTGTACTTATTACCTTCTCCCAAGCACCTGCATTACCAAGTATATTATTATTTTTATCAACTGTATTAGAATTAATTAATAATAATCGATGTAAATCATCACCTGTTTTCTCAGAACTTTTCCATTCTAAATTAGCTTTACCTCTAGTATTAATAGAAGAATCTATATTATGTCTTTTTCTATATTTAGCTAATTGAGCATCTTGAGATTTAATAATAGCATCATCAGTACCTCCTATTTTTAAGAGTTCATCAGAGAATTTATTAACACCTGCTTTCTCTCTTATTTGTTCTGATAGTATTTGAATAGCAGCTTCTTTCATAGGAAGAGCTTGGCTATTACCATGTATCTCCTTTGGAGTGAAAGTTATATTACCAAGTGTAATAGGTACTTCACTATTCTGCATTTCATGAGCAAGTTTATCATCAAAACTCTCATTAAATAAACGTAGCTTTTCTTTAGCAAATCCTACCTGCGCCCATGGTGATAATTTAGCAATACGTTCAGCATCAGGATAAGCACCTTCACCACCAGTTGCTAACATCTGTGCTTTAATCTCTTGATATGCAGTATCTTGAGCTTTAGCAGAATCAAATTCTTCTAATAAAATACCTTGTTTTTGAGCATCTTCAATCTCTTGTACTTTCTGAGCATGTTCATTTAAAGTTTGTGCTTTATCTAAACGTGCTTTTCTAGCTTCTCTTACACCTTCTTCTTGTTTCTTTTTTATATCTTCTTTTCTCCATTCCCTTAATGTTTTAGAAAAACCAGATAAGGAACTAGCTACTTGTTCAGCTTCTTGTATACCTCGTCTACCACTAGCTTCAGCAGCAGAAGTATATTGTTGTGAACTGTACTCAGCATCTTGTCTAACGCCTTGTTTCAGCCTTGCAATATTTTCTTTAAATGTAGGCATGATTTCTAGAAATAGTTAGTAGCTGTAGTATTGAAAGCAGGTGCAGTACTACCAGACCAAATATCAGGTGCTGTATTATCCTGCATAACTCCAAAACTATCAACAGCAGTACCTGCTAATCCAAGTATCAAACCAGCAGAAGATGGACCTTGTTCATATATAGGAGGTGGTGTTGGACCTTTATGTGTGGGAGCAAACATAATCTTTTCATGTAATCTCCACATATCAGTATCACCTTTCTCTTTAATCTGTTCCTTCTTCATAGTGGTCTCTTCTTTAGCCATCATCAACCCATGTAATATCCGAGACTTTTCTTGACCTGCTTTCATAGCACTTTTACCTGCTAATCTACCTGCAGTCTTACCTGTTTGAGATCCTGCATAATCATTCTCGTACATTTCTATAATAGCCTGTTCAATCTTCTGATCACCTTCTGAAAATAATTTTTTCAAAGTAAAATCTTCTTGAGACCATTGATCCATCATTGCTTTATATGTTCTATCTCCTTCTATATCAGCTTGTGAAATATCATTTAGATATTCAGCATTATCCATTATAGCATTTGTATAACGGACTTTTTCTTGTTGCTGCCAACTATGTAGTTTGGCTCTGTTTCGACCTTCTACGGCTTGACTCTCTGCTGCATGTCCGGCTACTTGTCCGGCCATACTGAGAGCCATTGATACTGGTTCGCACACGGCAAAATTCTATAAAGGTTAATTGGTTAGGACCATGTTTAAGTTCCCGTAAGAACTTGAATCCTAAAAACTTTAGAAGTTTCAGATGAGCGGTATTCCGTTTATCTACTATGTTCCAAAGAAGTTTCTCTTCTCTACTTTCAATGAAGCGTTTGGCTTCTCGTGCAAAGGTTAGTGGATATTCATGGATTGCATCTGTGCATAGCATCCATATTCTACCACCTTCTTGCACTCCTGCTAATCCGGCAGTCTTACCGTTTGGCACTTCAAACCAAACTGTATCTCCAATGAAAGCAGATTGAGGAAGATAGAGAAGTGGAAAATGACCGTGGCCTTCGTACACTTCTCTAAAATCATCAAATCTAAGATTAGAAGCTACTTCAACAGCAGCCTCCATTGTAATTGGGTGAATGTAATTAGACACGTCTATAGTATCTTGGTGAATAATCTCCTTCCCAATTCATTGAATGAATAGTAGCTGGAGATGGGTGATTTGATTTTAATAATACTGTTAGATTTTCATTTCTATCATACACTGGAATAGTATGTACATACCCTCGTGCTATTGCAGCTGTACTAGCATTAACATTATCCCATTCTAATGATTCAACTGTATAAGTATAATCATCTCTACCTCTTCGTTTAAGTGTAACATCTATAACACCAACATCACCAAAGTCAAAGTTCATCCTATGTACTACTAAAGATCCTCTAGTTTCAGATCTAACTCGTTCACCTTCTGATCTAGTTACATATATCTTAGGTAGTTCAACTTCAAACTCATATTCATAACCAACTACAAGATCTGTGTTAACTGAGCTACCATCTTTAAGAGAAGTCTTCCAGTTACCAGGTAATGTTATTACTTTATTAGGGTTTGATCCTGATATATCAGCAGCTTGTACATCATAACTTTTACCTACAGCGTCACTATCTGTAGTACAATATACAGTTAATGTACGTGTACTATAGTAGCCAGCGCCTAATGTAAATGTAGAAGTATCAGCTGCAGTGTTATATGTTATATCACCTGATGCAATTGTTTTCTTGGTATCTAAATGTACCCTATTTTCATCAGGTGCTGTACCTATTACATGTGTATCTGAAGACAATTTTATGTCAAATTTTTCTAGTGTATAATCAGACCCATTCTGTAATACAGCATAGTATACGTCATCTAATATAGCATGATAGACTATATTATTAGGTAATGTCCATCTAAACCATGCAGATTGAGCACGTTTATCACCTGCCATATACCATTTATAACCCCATACTTCATTAGATGCTGTATGTAATGTACTATCTACACCAAATAAAAGTATATCATTTTCAGTAGATCCAGAGATATATGTCAAATTTGTTGGGAATAGTTCACCTATAACCTTACTTTGTTCTAATACATCAGGTTCTTCTCTACCAGTTACACCTGCCATTTCATAAAAACGAGCTTGCCTAGCAGTACTATTTAAGAATCCTACACTAGTGCCTAATGAAATAGGGTTAGTATCAGGGTTAAATGCATAAGAAGATAGATACCCAATCTTAGCGGTTTCAGGTGTAAGTAAAGCTTCTGCACCAGAATTTAATAAGAACTGTTCACTAGCACTAAATATAATTAAACCCGCATTAGCTTCTACAGCATCATACAATTTAGTTGGAAATGTCGAGCTAGATTGTAGGTCAATAGGATCTGCATTAGATATAGCCATAGCAGTCTTAACCCAGAAATTATAATAATCGTTCACCCTAGATAGGATAACGTTTTCTGCACTAAGTAAAGCTATTCTATTTCTAAAGAAGATCATTCTTTGAATAGTATTACCTACAAAGGATGGCTCAGAGTTTGTGATATCATCACCTACATCACGCTTACCCCAATCTGGATAACCAAATCTAAAAGCACCATTAGCATAAGATGTTGCACCACCACCGTTAATAGAGAATGTCCCTGGAAGTACTCTAGTGAGGCTCAGAGGCATTGTATCGTTATCGAAGGTAGTTGTTATCCCAGGAGCTGCTACCTCTTCCCATACGCCCTCTCCGTAACGAGCTGGGTGTATTGTAACAGTCTCACCTGCACTGATTGTACCGGATGATGAATCTGTAATTGTAAATGTATTAGCGTCAGCTACACTTTGAATAGTATAATAACCATCTGTAGCACCACCACTAGTAAAGTCTAAAATAACATCACTACCATTAGCTAAACCGTGGTTAGTTGATGTTACAGTTACAGTATTACCAGATCTTGCATATGTAGCAGTCTGTACGATATCAGCTGATATACCTTCAGCTTGGAAGCGAAGATAATAATCATCCATATCCTCACCACTATTAACTATACGAACAGTATATCCATGACGACATGTACGTGGTAAATCAGCTATATTATTAGCTTCAGTAGTGGTAATAGTCATCAGAGTTTTCTCTGGTGTTGTTACACCAAATGGAGTAGCTCTGTATAAATGAATACCATTTCCGCAAACCGTGGCTGTTATACCATGACCAGTTATTGCATCTAGTACAGTTTTTATATCACCTAATATACCACCAGATGATACATGTTCTTCTGCACTTGAAGATGTAGGAGCTGGTCTAACACCTACAATGTTTGCTCTAGAGACAACATTAATATGACTCTTTACAGTGACAGTTGTTGTAATCCCTTTCTCAGATGTATATTGATGAGTATCTCCTGTAGTCCAACCTTCTCCACCAAATTGTAATTTAACAAATGGTTGATATGCATCATGATAACTATAACTAGAATCAACTGGAGGTGTAGGTTGAGGGGTACATCTTGTATCTACTTCATACCTCATCCTAGACTTACCATTAGCACTCATGTTAGGAGGCGAGGTACCAAATTTATCTGTACCTGTGCTTATATTAACTGTCTCTCTACCCATACCTAAACAGTCACCATTACTTGTACCACTATAACTAGTAGCCTCATCGACAACTAAACCTGTAGCACGAGTATGAGTATAGGTAGTATTATCAGTTGGATCGAATATATCTAATGCATACTGCTTACCATATGATATAGTATCAAGTGCTATAAAGGCTTCATTTAATTGGGCAGGTGATTTATCAGGAGCAGTAGTTTTCATAGCAACAGTCTTCCGCCTGTTACAGAAAAATGTTGTTTCGTTAATTGTTAATGCTTGTATATCAGAAGACTTCTCATCTGATAGTGCAGTATTATCTAAGTAAGTAGCTTTATTTGTTCCAGTAATATCATTATAATCCACGGGTATCTCAACACCATCACTACATCTCCAGACTTTAACAGCTCCATCAGCTCCAACTTGTCCAATGTATTGTTCCTCATCTGTTGTATATATAGTGAACCATTTAGTATGAGATGCGGTGGATGGTGATATAGTATTTACCAGCTGACTACCAGGACGTTTTATCAACTGTCTGACAACATCAGGTACACCATTAACTAGGTCTACTACTTGTCCTGGTACTTTCTTTTCATCTGGTTGTGTTGACATCCCTAATACATAATTAGGAACTTTTTGTGTAACACTTGCCATTAGCGTCTTAAGGATATATAAGGTTTGTAAGATTGATATGCAGATTCATCAGGCCAACCCATAAAGTTATGATCACCTTGATTGCATTCATATTCTAAAGCAGCTGCACGAGCTTGTTGTTCATATACTGCTAACATTTGTTGTAGTTGAGCATTAGATACTAACTGTACTGCAGCTCTACCTGATGCTTTGTATATTATATACCTTTGGAATGGTGCTGGTATATCTTCAAAATTAAGTAGTCTTACTTTATTTACATAGAAGTAATCATCATCTGGATATTCAAATGTATGGTTTACTCTATCATATAATTTCCAAAGACCATCAGAATCTTTTCTTCTTACAAAGTCACGAGTTTTATCCCATGCATCTTCATTATCTATACGTGATACATCAGATTCAATTATGATTTTATTATCAGATCCTACTGTTTCTTTAATGTGATATTCCATGTTAAATGTCCAGCCTTCTGCCTGAACATCTTGCATTACTTCTTTAAGTATATTAAAAATAAATGATATCTCAGGGTTGGCAAAGTCTAATCCTGATATAGGAGCTTGACCGATGCTACCAAGAATCGCATTGACTGCGGATAGTTCGGTATCGATATCAACGGTTGTGGTAGTCATAGGTATAAATATTTGTGAATAAAAAAAAGGGGAGTTCGGAAACCCCCCTCTATTATTAGACGTTAGTGATGTTACACTCAACGCCTGGATAGGCAACACGTAGATTCTGTGTTACTGATTTAACAGCAGAATCACTAGCACCGCCTGATGTTTTTGATACGGAAATACGCTCTGCATTAGTTGTGCAGACAGCAGCATTCCCTTTAGCTACAGAAGCGGCCATTGTTATAAATAATAATTAGCAAGCACCGTATTTCTTGGCAGTCAGTCCATCGGATAGAACTGTACGTCCATACTCTACAGGGCTAGGCATGTTCTTTTGCACTGATAAAGCTCCACCAACACCTGTGGTATTAGTTTGCTTCTTGCATGTGCCAGGTGCAACTGACATAATATACCTCCTTAGTTGTTAAGAAGTTCGATAGCACCAGCTGGGTTAAGAGTTCCTACGCCCATTGCAAGACGACCTACAAGTACGTCACCTTGGTAAAGGACTGATACGTCCCCGCCCGTTACTTGGACTTGAGGGCCAATAGCCTCTACAATTCCAGCAGCGTCACGCTGATAGATAAGACCGCAATGGTTAGAGAAGTCACCTGAGTAGGTGTTGTTCTCACCAGATACGCCATTAACTGTACCAGCAAGGAAAGGTAGGTTGTTAGAACGCTTGATAGAAATACCAGCAATTTCAACTAAACCTTCACCAGAGGTTAAGTTACCTTGATTGTTACCATAGTCTCTGTTTAAGATGTTAGAAGAAACCTGAGATACTAGAGCATAGTACTGTCTTGGAGATAGTACAGCTGTTCTACCAGTCTTAGGAAGATTCTTTTCATCGAGAACTGAAGCAGCTTCGAAGAAGGCATCAACTAGAGCTTGAGCATCATACTCCTTGTTAGCTCCTAACTTGATCTGAGTACCACCTGGTTCTGGACCTGGAGATGCTGTGATAGGATGAGCTTCACGTGCTGCTAGAGCAATCGTTCTGAAGACTTTCTTATCATATGCCTCTGCAAGAGCGTGACCGATCTTGGCACTTATTTCAGATCTTAGAGAGTAATGTGCAAGTGTCTCATCAAGATCATATACGAAAGCACTAGAGATGAGTAGATCATCACATTGGATGGTCTTCTCAGCTACTGGTGGATCGCCTGATCCGAGGATTGGTTCACCAGGAGTATGGTAAGCCGCTTGCATACGTCCCGTAAAGATGAACTGTAATGATTTACCGTTCTTTAGGGTACGTCTTTGCACGGTTTCACGTGCGATTGTTGCTGACTCATAAGCTTTAAATAGCTCACCTGAGAACAGCTTTAGATAAGTCGCATACTTGGTATCATATGCCTGAGATCCAGCGGTATTAGAGACCGCTTTATTCAGTGCACCAAGTACTGACTGCGTGGCGTTAGCCATGTTTAGTACGAGAGTGTATAAGTTTACAGACTCTCAAACGTTTGAGAAATTAATTTTATATTTGTGGTCTATCCCACCGTCTAGACAGCTTAAGGGTATCCTCGTAAGGGCCATAAGCCAAAGCGGGTAATCGGATTCGAACCGATGACAACAGCTTGGAAGGCTGCAGTTTTTCCACTAAACTATACCCGCAAGAAGGAGGTGGATGCCTCCTTGTTATTTAGAACTTCTTCCAGCAAACAGAAGAACCAGCTAATAGGTGTGTACCTGCTGAAGAACCAGCTGCATTAGCAAACTGGAACACAAGGTTACCTTTAGTAGCTGCTGTTGAAAGTGCATTAAAGTATAATGTTATTAATGTACCTGTTGTAGCAGCACCGATATCAATAGTGATAATCTCACCTGCACCATCTGTTGATGATGTGCCAGTACCTTCTAGGTTTACAGCTGCAGGAGTATCAGCAGAAGTAGACTCTTCTACACCAGCTTCGAAGCGAGTATAGATAGTCGTAGCAACTGCAGTTGAACCGTCAGACTGCGCTAGGTTTGCGACTCTAAACTTAAACTTATTGGTATCATCTGAATCATACCAGATTTTATATTCACCAATAACTCTCTCATAAGCACCAACAGGGATGCTAAGATCAGAGACTGTAGCTAGTGTAGTTCCACCAGCATCGGATGTATCATTAGGTAGGATTAGTCCATTGTCATACCATCCAGTAGATGTATATGCAACAGTACCATAAGTTGAGTTAGCTGTAAAAGGCATTGTTTATTAAGAGATTGACCCCCCGCAGTTTCGCTACGGGGGACGGTTTAGTTTAGAGTGATTTCGCACAGTTCATTAGAACTTAAATTTGGCACCTATTTTTGTACCATATGCTGTATCATTTACAGAATCTGTAAGGAAAGATACTTCACCGTAGATGTCTAACTTCTCAGAAGCAGCGATAGATAATCCACCTTTGCCAGAGAAATCTGTAT